TGCTGATACGGGAACCCACGCTCTTGCAGGAACTGTTGATATTTAGCGGTCAGATCAGCCTGTTGAGTGGCTTGCTCCTGTTGACCAGCCTGCATTTGGGCCGCTGCACCCTGCAAAGCCGCACCCTGCGCCCCTGTACCAAGAGCCGCAACTTGCTGGCCCGCCTGCATTTGACGGGCAAGATCAGATGCCACAACGCCCTGTTGGCCCTGCGCGTTCTGAACGGCCTGTTGGTAGTTTTGAACATACAAAGGCGAAATAGCTTGAGCCAAACCAAGGGTATGTTGGCGGGCCAAATTAGCGCGTTCGAGGGCTGCACGGTCGCCACCGTAGGCCCCAGAACGAATAGCATTTGCCGCCTGTTGAGAACGTTCTTGACCCTGCTGCTGCTGAAGAGCCTCTATAGTAGGATTGATAACAGCTTGAATATGTGGGTTTTGATATTGAGCTATCTGTTCATTGGTCAAACGACCAACATTTTGCGCACCACCCAGCGTGAGACCAGCCGCCGTATTATAATAGGGCTGCGCTGCATTTGCGGCAGCGTTCGTGCCTGCGACACCAGCCTGCTGGGTTGGCGTCATGCCAGCAACAAACTGGCCTCCATATTGTTGGAATGGTTGGGCAGCAACATCTTCGGCTCGCTCATTTACAGCCTTATACCGCGCCATAACCTCTGGCGGGATTTCGGTCTTTTGGGTGGTAGTAGAGCTGCCGCCACACATATTAGTGTTCCTTTACCGATCCGGTCGTTCCACCATAGAGGAAAAACGCTCCGCTTGGCTTTCCAAACTGACGCTCATAAAGCCTTGCCTTAGCCTGCGTTCTATCATCCGAAAGAATGCCAATTAACAACGGTATCCCGAGGACATCAGCAGCTTCTTTGGAAAACTCACACAAGCGCCGAGCGCGGCCTCCGCTTGCAGCCCTGAAGTCGCGGTGAATGAAAATTCCACGCTCTTCCAAAACCTTTGCATCACTATACCACATAGAGCCTACTCTGAGTAGAACCCCACCCTCAATTCTCTCGCCCGGCTTGCCAATAATACCAATGAGGCCATTCTCTTGGTTCAAGGCTTCCCAAACATTGCCGAGAATTTTCTCAGCCGATGGGGGAACCACTCCAAGTTCTTCCCACATATCCAGAGCAATCTCCATGATCCCATGAATATCGTCTGGCGTTCCAATTCGTACATTCACTTCCTCTGCCATAAGACCCCCTTAGTCTTTCTTAGGCCCCGGTAACTTTTTCAAAGTTTCTACTGTTTTTCGACGCATTTTTTTAACAAATGAGTCCAAAATCAGATGCCCATGATCCATGTCGCCATTGCCGAGGCGGGCAACGTCTTTAGGATCAATAACATACTCCCCACCCGCTGCCACGATAGGAACGGAAGAAACTAGACCGCCTTCAGCTTTTTCGGGCAATCCTAGTTGAGCATCCATTCCCGGCGTTCCGCTCATATTGGGGACTGAGCTGAAGATGGTGTTCGCCACCTTAAACCCGGCCATCGTGTTCCCCTCTCCCATTGCCGAAATGATGTCGGCGGGGATGACGTAAGAACCAGAAGGAACGTGCATAGGAAGGTGGTCCGTCCTCCCAGCAACAGGACTGTGGATCGGCCCGACATGCACTTTCTCCGTGCTACCCTCACCGGGGTTGCCCATGAAAGACGAGCCACCGCCAGCCCGACCTTCGCGAGCCTTACTTAAAGCAATGGCAATAGCCTGCTTTTGCGGTCGGCCACTATTTATAAGCTCACTGATGTTGAAGCCTACAGATTTTTGAGAGGAACCATTTTTTAGCGGCATGATTTACCCCGGAGTGTAAGTGACGTTGATGGACTGACCAGTTCCCGGAACAATTGTCAGACCGTTCGTAAATACCATTCCAACAGGGTAAATACCGACAGTGTTAGGCGTTGCACAGAGAGCGTTTGTCGCCGCAGGGGCAACCGTAGAAGAAGCGTTATTGATTAAACCACTCCCACTTCCCGCTACAACAACAGTATAATTAACCAAATACCCTTTGCCGTTGAAAACAACAGTGCTTGCGGTGACGGTTGCTGACGTTACCGTACCCTGACCCCGCAAATTAGATTGCGACAGGTTGTTGATGGCAACAACGCCGTTCTTTTGAGTGGTTAGGATGTCACCAAGCGAAGCTGTCATCAGAATTTTCCATCGGGTTGGTAACGATAACGGCTATTACCAATACGCCAAAACGAACCAATGTCTTGGCTTTCCATTTTGATGGATACCAATCGGCCTCTAAATCGAGGGGTGATATAGGTCGTGTTTTGGGTCAAATTATACGGGCCATAAGTGATCGGTGTTTGACCAGCAAAGTCTGTAACATAGAATGTCAATTTGACGTTTGCGCTTTGTATGCCACCGTAATAGCCCCACTTCATGTCAGGCCAAACTTGGTCCACAAACATCTTTTCATCAGCTTCCGTAAGCACGAAATAGCCAGATTGAAATGACGAATACATAGGTTGACCATCAGCATCAGGGGATGTCTCATGCTGATAAAGATATGTATTTGTTCCAGCGCCAATTGGAGGCCCGAGAACGGATTCATTGATCCATGCTGTGCGGGCTACATATGGATTTTGAGCGGTGTTCTCGCCAAAATCCCATTGATCCAAATTTACATTATATTTGACGTAAGCATTAATCTCACCGCCATTTCCTTTGGTTGGGTAATACCAAGTAACCTCGCCAAAACGGCTGTTGGCAGCAAACCTGATCTTATCCAGATTGGTCGTATCCAAATCTTGGAAGATAACGTCCCAAATTGGGCAGCGAATTGGCTCAACGCCATTTCCAGAAAGTTTATAGAACTGGCTTTGGCCCATCCAATAGACAGAGCCAGCATAAGAACCAGCAGCCTTACGTCCAATTAAACCGCAACCAGTGCCAAGTTCGTTGAATTGATAGACGTATGGAGGACCAGCATATTGCATGGCCCAGATGCCGAGATCAGTCCAAATTAGGCCCTGTTGACCAGCTTGAATACCTTGAATAATTCGCGATCCTTTAGGAATGCGATATGAACCAGCTTGATTGGTAAGAGAAGCAATCCACTGATCGTAATTATCAACATCACACCAGCGGATCAAAAGTGGGTCAATGATCCCGTTTGTTGTTGAACCATAAGCAATGATTTGGCGCTGTGGCATTGCGACAAACATGCCTTGATTAACAGAAGGTGCGTTGGCAATTGCTAAAGCAACTGGATTGCCGCTGGTTGGCGACCATTGAAAAATCGGACCATTTAAAGGGTTGGAAATGAAAATTTCCCCCCAATTGTCTAGCGTCCAATCAATAGCATTGATCGGTGTACCTGAAGAACCAGTAGCAGAAATACCAGTGCCATAGCCACCAGCGCCATAAGGACCAGCACCGTAACCTGTAGCTGGTGGTGTCGGGCCGATGCCGCGATAGTAAACGTAATGAGCGTTGCCGCCGTTTTGGTATCCGGTTGTGGTAGATGTTGCGCTGCTGCTTGCAGAAATCACAAACACATTTGCAGATGTAACGCTGACAACAAGATAGTTTCCGTAAATGGTCACGCCACCAACAGTTGTCGCGATCAGTGCTGGGTAAGTATCACCAACAACATAGCCATGATTGTTAAGTGTGACAGAAACCAGATCACTAAGATTAGTAGTAGCATATTGTGCAACTAAACCCCCATTTGTGACAGTAGCTGTCGCTAATGCTGGTTGACCAAGGACATCAGTTGCATAGATATAGTAGGTGTTAACAGCAGGAACTGCATAGCATTGATATTGCCCAAATAGGACAATACCGCCAACGCTGATCTGCGTTTGGATGTCTACAACGTCATAATTATTAACATTGCGACCAGTGTCCGTGACAGTGATTTGATTGCTGCCAGAAGTTGTGCTGACACTAACCGCCACATTCACAGTCGTTGTCTGAGGCGTAATGTCGCTTATGCCACCAGAAACAATAACGCTCAAAGCACCGCCACCACCAGCAGCTACACCTTCAGCCCCAACTCCAAGATAGGAGTTACCGTTGGTGTCTTCCCAAGCCCAAAGGCAGCGAACAATCGAGTTGATTGTGCTGCCAAAATACTTGGTCCAACCACCTAATTTTTGAACAAGTCCACCCAATGTACGGTCAGGAATAAACCTGACCAACTGGCTGTAAGAAATCGCCGCCTCGTTAAGAGCGGGGGTCTTGTTTTGGTCAACTCCCGGAAGGAGCTTAAGCGCCGCATGAGGCATGGGTTACCTCGTCGGTGTGGCGCTGATGGAAGGCTCTTGAGAAGACCAAGCCGCAGCCTCGAACTTCTTACGATTTTCTTCCAGATCAGCCATTTTAAGCAGCGTTTGATACTGGCTCTCATATGTCACAGCCATCTGCGGATCATCATTGGCGCGACCAAAATTGCGCTGATAGGCACTGATGTAAACCATCGAAGCCATGATGAAGAGATCAGGCAGATACAGGCTGATGAACGTGGTCTTGTTAGACAGCGACAAGCTTGCAGGGCGATATGTGCCAACAATCTCACAAGTGTAAACCGCGTCAGGGTATGGCCCTAAGAGAAATGTATAATCATCAAAAGGAACCCAATACTGAGGTAGACCGCGATTAGCCGTAATACCTGACCCGTAACAGGCATCCAGAAACTCCTTTGTTGTTGGCAAAAGTGGAACGCGGGTTCCAAGATCAGGATCAGTAGTCCCAGCCGGGGTAATGATATTGATCTGCTCTGGCACAACAAAAGTCCCTGTTGGGACGGAAATCTGGCGGCTCCCTATTGTCGTGCTATAGGCCGTTGTAGCGATAGACGTAAACAGGAAGTCCAGATCACGGTACATGCGGTTTTCCGCGTAGGTGATCATTTGGGGCAGGATGATCTGGAACGCAGGGTCGGTTGATTCCACGACCGCCATAGTGGCAATTTGGCTGACGTAGCTGGTCGTGCCAGACACCGAGCCATCGTATGACAAACCTGTGGTCATTTGGGGAACTCCGCTATCCCGCTGTTATACCACGATCACTCAGCTTTTGCCATCTGAAGGCCAATGCTCTTAACTTCTTCAACGCGGCGACCCCAACCTTTGCCAAAAGTCCCCCAAGTTGGGAGCTTCTGAAGGAAATCGAGGCGCATATCGCAAATGGCATCAACAGTCTGCACCGGATCGCAAGCCAAAATGGCCTCCATCGACTTGGGGCCAATTACACCATCGGCATGAACCCCAGCAATTTGCTGAAGGTATTTAGCGGCACGACCCGTTCCAGAATTGACCGCCAAATCGTACGCAGCATAATCTACTCCTGATGGAAGTTGGTCGCCCTTGATCTTGTCCCAATAGTTCTTTTTATACAGAGGCTTGACGGCATCGGGGGTCAACGCACGCATCTCACGTTCGTCAACTTCTCTCCCGACAAACTCTTCCCAGACCTTCTTTGTCACGCCAAGATTGGTCATGCCGCCGGGGTCAAGCTTATTATTCACATACCCTCCTTCGTGCTTAAGCACCATTTGGAAGGATTTTTCCCAGTTTTCGGTTGCCATCTTACTTTTCCTTTGTTGCCATGAGGTCCGTCTTGGCTTTCGAGCCAGAAGATGAACCGAAATAGTAAGCGATTACGCCTGTGAAAGCAGTCTGCAATGCGCCGAGCATCAACAGAAGTGCCTCGTTACCGTTCTTGGGAACGCCATAAACAAACATCCAGAACAAGCAACCGAAGAAGCCAACGGTGATCCCTACCGCCAAAATCTTTGGCATATGGTCCTTGAGTTCCATTTCGCGCTTGCGGGCGCTGTCACGGTCGCCAGCAGAGATGCGCTCAAGGTCGATCTCAAGTTCTGCCATGCGAACCTTAAAATCAGCGTCGATCTTTTTGATGTCAGCAAGCTGGTCAGGCGTTGCGTTCTGCATAGCTTTAGCGACATCGGCTTCAGTGCCTTCTTCGTTACCGAGAAGCACGTTTGACAGTGTTTTGACAGCAAGCCCCGCCAGAGGACCGCCCATCGCGGTTGCCAATGTCGGTGCAATCTGCCCTAGCAGAGGGCCAACCGTCTTCAGAATGTCCATTTTAACCCCCTATGTTGGCAGGGAGACAAGCTCCCCGAACGACAAGATTGTATGCGTACCCCCGTTTATGCGTTTCTTTCAGTTCTTCCAAAGTTTTTTGGCATGTTGCCTCGTCTGGAAGGACTGTGATTGGCATAAAATACAGCACTCGCGCCGCTGGAGCATCAAGCATCCAAGCAATCAAGACCACCTTTAAGGTGATCGGGTCCATCACTTCACCTTCTGTTCAAGAAGATGAATGCGTTTGTCCAATTCGCCACGCATCTTTTCCATATCAAACCGAATAGCAGCGCGGGCTTGAGCCGCATCAGCAGCCATGTCCAGACGGCTCTTATCAACCAAAGACATTGACCGTTCACGATCAAGGGTCATAGCGGCGCGGGCCAAAGCCGCATCACGCTCCACTTTGTCAATCTTGTCGTTCAACTGCTCCCTGATTTGGGCCATGTCGATGGTCGTGCCTTGCGGTGGGATAGCCTTGTTGTCGGTGTTTACAACAACTGCAATCTTGGACTTTAATTGAATGATTTCGCTGTTGGCGTTGGACAGGGCGTTCATCAAATACACAACGCATGAGAACAGGATAGGAACACCAGCAAATACGATCTTTTCGACCAACGCACCCTTACTGGCATTAGCAGCCATCTCAAGGGCAATTTTCTCTTGCTTCTCTTCTGTCGTGGTCATCGGTCAGCCTTTCTTTGCTCAAGGCTGCTGATTCGATCAAATATCTGTTTTGATATATCTCTGATTTCTCTAGCAAAGTCAGTAAATTCATCGCGGCGAACATAGTGGCTAGGAAGATTTACTTCAATTTGATGAATTTGCTTCCGTAGCTCAGCTACAGCATCCCAAACTTGTCGGGCAAACCAGCCAAGGGCTGCTAAAATA